AATTCATATTCTAATTTTTCTTTGATAAATTTTTCACTTTCTTCATATGGTTTAATTTGCGTTTGACACAAAGGTATACCAAATAAAGGTACAACATTATTTTCTTTTATCATATTCTTGCCTCTTTTGTTATTTCTTTTACCATTTCAATATCTGCTGGTAATCGCTTAAATCTTAATGCCCAATGATTAGGATCCATTATAGGATACACAATTTGTAGTTGTTCATTGTTAAATCTATTCATCATTTGTTTTCCGCTCTTACAATTTAATATTAACCAAGGACTTATTTTGCCATCTTTAATATCCATTACTGCTCTATTTAGACTTGCATAACGAAAGTAATCACTCCAAGTGGCTTCTTTTTCATCTCCCCAATCCATCATAGTTTTGATTGATCTTTCCATTGCTGTTTCAACCTTTTCACGTAAGATTAAATCTATTGCATACTTTTGATACAATTCTTCTCTACACCAGTGGTCTAATTTTACTCCGCTTGTGACAACGTAATCAATGTATTTGCTAGGATACAACGGCTTAACATTGCTGATAAAACTTCCAAATTTTACAAATGCTGTATAATATGGACTTTTGCAAAACTCTTCATATGTTTTGGTTTTAGATGCTTTTTGACACAGTTCATAAAATCTTACAAAAGTTTGATAACCTAATTGTACTCTTCGTTCGTCTTTTTGTAAGAACCTTCTTTTTTGTTCGCACATATGAACTGATAAAGTTTTTTCTTTAGTAAATTTAGCACTACAATATGGACAAGTGTATAATTTTTCTATCATAATTGCTTTTTAATCTGCTCCGGAGTCATTCCAAAGTCTTTTGCTAATTGTTTTATTTCTTTTGCGTCATTTATAGCAACAAGTAATTTTATTTCATCTGGCTTCATTGTAGGATATAGTTTTTCTAAAAATTTTGTTGTTTTGGCATTGCCGCCGGACTCTTTAAATTTATATCCTATCCATTCATGATACCTAATATTTTTCTTAGAACTTGCAGTCATGCAAAGTAGATACCATAAAAGTTTTTTGTGTTTTGTTAGTGTAAAGAAGTGCTTATTATAATATTGATTTGTTTTCAGTATTTGTAATTCTTTGTCCTGTTGACTACCTTTTATAGCACTTGCATATCTATTCAACAAGTAGAAACTAACTTGCTTTCTTTCATCATCTGATAAATCTTCCCAAACGTTCTTTGCGTTCATGTCAATTGCCGCAAGTACATCTTTCAAAGGTAATTTGTTAATCTTCGTAGCCATATAATTCTAATAACATTGTATACTTTTCCCATGCTTTTTGCAAGCCTTTATGTGCCAAACACATTTCTACAGCACGTTCAGTTACAAAAAACTGTCGATTTTGACACTCTTCTTCTATTGTTGCTTTGTTGCTTTTGGAAATTAATACCTTTGGACCTTTACCACCGATTGGTTCTCCATAAACGGTTTCACCACCATCGGGAGAGGTAAAAATCATTTGTTCTTCTTTTTTCTTTTTTGCCATTATAACAACTGCGTGTATTCAATACTTTCACACTGTCTTGAAATATCTTTAACAAAGAAAGCACAATCTGGTTGTTTTCCATTTGTTAAAGGTGTACTGATCAATTGATTATTTTTCATTTTCGGAAAGTACCATTTTACTTCATTATAAAAATTTACAACATTTACTTCTTCAAAGTCTGCTTTAAAACTGCTTAATGGATTAAAAATAAATGCTGAAAATCCTCTATCTGCTATGCTGGTTAAAGGCACAACTTCAACAGTATTACTGTCTTCTTTATCTCCAACTGCTATGCTCCAATCTAATGGCATAGTAATTTCTTTGCCTCCGATGTCTAGCACTATTGCTGGTGCACTAAAAGATTCAATGTAAATTAAAGGTATAAAGAAAAAGTCTGGCTCTTTAGGATTACTGTTGTCTAAAACAGAAAAAGCCATATCTTCCGATACTGTTTCCGGCAACTTATCTAAATTGTAGGACAAATTGTCCACTGTTAGTATTCTCATTTTTGTTCTCCAAATCCTGTTTTGTTTGTATTGGTATCATACCAAAAATACTGTGTGCCTTGTTTGGGTGCCTTATATAAAGTTTCGAAAGGTAAAAATACTCCTGATGGCATTGACGCTCCTTTTTTATTATCTCTGCCGTCGGTACTCCATGGATTGTCCACGGTAATTAATGGAACGTTTGAAGCATATGACATCATTTTAATGCAAGACAGATGCCAATCATCGTGTGCTTGTTGAATGTAAGGAAATAAATCTTTGTCAGCATTACTGGCATGGAGTATGGCTTGTACACCTTTATCTGAATATGCTTTTACAAGATTTTCAGTGCCGTCCCAATAATTTCCTACTAGATCATTACAAATCATTGCACCAACTTTAAATTTTTCATTTTTGTTTGTAAGTTCTACTACAACTCCCGGCTCGCCTGGCTGACAACCAGTGTCATAGTGTACAATATATCTCTTACAAATAGTTCCAATGTGTTCACCTTGTTGGTTAATAAAACGTAATTGGTTTGTTTTTTTACCAAAAACAAAATTATGTCTTTGATCTTTTTCATCTAACCACAATGTTCCTAAAATTAATCCTAAACTATTTTTACTACAATATTCTTGTAATTTTTTTACCGCATCTTCAGTGTCTTGACAAGTGTTGACAGTGAAACTAGGAGCATCATATCCACTCACAGATGCTTCAGGTGTCATAAGATAATCTATACCATTTGCTACTGCCCAGTCACAGGCTTTTAAAATACTTTCATAATTTACTTTTGCATCCATCGTTACCGGTATTTGTGCTACACCTATTTTCATATTAATTCCAATCTAACTTTTCTAATGTAAAAGGATAATTTGCTTCTTTGTAAAATTTTTTCCTATGTGTCAAATGTCTTTTAGCAAACTTACAACTTGACGTGATATCCCAAATTTGTACAAAGTCTTTGTCTTTTGCTTTACGAATTCCACGTCCTATTGACTGTATTACTCTTACAAATGACTTTCCTGGCTCTATTAATACTAAATTAAATATTCTTGGAATATTAATACCTACTGATGCTACACCATATGTTGCAATTATAACTTTGTCATCCGAACTGCTTATTTCATCATACTGCTCTTTTCTTTCTTCTAATTTTGTTTCACCCTGTATAAAAACACTACCGTCTATCAATTTTTGTAATTCTGTTCCTGCTGTTAGTCTGTCAATTAATACAAGTGTATTGCCCGAGACTCTTATTTTTTCAATTAGTTTTGCAATATATTCTAAACGTTTTTGATTTGTTGTAAGATATTTCAGTTCTTCTTGATAATTTTTATAAACTGGAGTGTCAAGCATTTGTACAACATTTACATGACATTTAGATAATACTCCTTTGTCTTGCAATTCTTTTGCACTTATTTGATTAACCACGGGCCCGATACTTGCCAATATGCTTTGAAATTCAAATTGTTCTTTAGGCACTGTGCCGGTTAGTCCCCATCTGATAGGAGCATTTTTTAAATGATGTGTAAGTAATTTTTTCAACACATCTGCTTTTGCTTGGTGAACTTCGTCAACGATTATTGCTTTAACACCATCTAAAAATTCTGTTAGTGTTAGTACTGAGTCTCCTGATTTTGCTCTCTTGTCTAAAATATTTAGACTTTGCCACGTGCAAATGGTGTGTGTTCTGTTCAACTCTTTTCTATCACCAAAGTAAACACCTACGTCTAGTCCAACAGTTTTATAATCTTCTTCTGTTTGTGTGACAAGTGACTTATTTGGAACTATTACAACTGTTCTTCCTATGCTTTCACATAAACTTGATAAACAAGCAGTAATAATAGTTTTACCAGCACCAGTGGCAACCTCTTGTAAACTTTGTGGTGTACGTAAAAAATTATTTACAACTTCTACTTGATAATCTCTTAATTCAATTGCTTGACCTTCGCATTGATGTCCTTTGGGCCATTGTTTATTAGCAAAGTAATCTTTGTCTATTAAATTAAAATTTAAATCTGTTTTCTGTCTTTTGTCATCAATTGAATCTACTTCAATACCTTCTTCATGAATTATTTGTAAAATTTTATCTAAATGATTAACATAACCATTACCACCTAAACCAAAGAGACCAACTTT